AAATCAGCAACTAATAAAGGTTTTGAAACTGCTACACCTGGTGATAGTATAAATTACTCAAACCCTAATTCAGAAACACGAAGAGGCAGAGTTGGAAAAGGTGTTGCACAAACTTTAGATACTGCATGTAATCAAGCTGTAATTGAAAATAAAATAAGAAGATTAACCCCAATAGAATGTGAAAGACTACAGGGCTTTCCAGACAACTGGTCTAAATATGGAGATGATGGAGAAATAAGCGACACACAGCGTTATAAAATGTGCGGTAATGCGGTTACTGTAGATGTTGTTGAAGCAGTAGCTAAAAAATTAAAAACTGTGTGTTGAAAACAAAAAACAGATATTAACACAATTGTTGATAATGTTATAATACATTAGCAATGCTTGGTCATCACCTATAAAGTGATGGCATACTCAAAACAATACCAAAATAGGGGAAATAAATACAAGGCTATTAAGCAAAAGTTTAATGGCAGAACCTATCATTCTAAAAAAGAAGCTGCTTATGCAGCACAGTTAGAACTAAGAAAACTAGCTGGAGAAATTAAACACATCAAACCACAACACAGACTACAACTCTATGTAGAGGGTAAACTTATCTGCAATTACTACATAGATTTTAAAGTAACCAACTTTGACAACACCACTGAACTAATAGAAGTTAAGGGATTTGAAACTGATTTATGGCGGTTAAAATGGAAGCTAACAGAATCACTTCTCTATGCTGGAAAGATAGAAGGAGAACACCCTGACACAACAACTTTAATATTGGTTAAATGAGTGATGAAGAAGTTTTAGATAAGTTATATAGGTATCATACTTCATGGGTTATTATGGCTGAAAGATTAATGCCAGCCTTTTATCCAATGACAGCAGAAGATATAGTTCAAGAAATATATTTAAAAATTTATCAAGAATTAAGAATCAATAAGCTTTCTTTTACGAATGTAATAATAGACGATCATCCCAACTATGCTATCATGTACACTAAAATTAGGAACGAGATAGCAGACATGATGCGGTCAGATAAACCAAGTAGTCCAATTAAAACAGATATAACAGATGAAGAAGAAGAAAGCGCAGCAGCCTTTTATGAAAAAGTTGATGGAGTTATTGAAAACTTTCAATGGTTTCATAAAAAACTTTTCAAACTATATAGTAAAGAGTTTAGATCAATTAGGAAACTTTCTAAAGCTACGAAGATAAGTTATAAGACAGTATTTAAAACTGTCAAAGAATGTAAAGAAGAAATAAAAAAAAAGATTAATGGAAAATAAATCAAAAGGTCTTGGTGATACAGTAGAGAAGATATTTGAAAAAACAGGAATTGCTAAAGCTGTTAAATGGATAGCTGGAGAAGATTGTGGATGTGAACAGCGTAAAGAAAAACTAAATAAGTTATTTCCTTATTCAACTAACCAGAAATGCTTGAATGAAGAAGAATACAATTGGCTAGACAGTTACATGTCTGAACACAGGTCTGTAATAAGCAGAGACGAACAACACAAGATGCTTGAGATTTATAATAGAGTATTTCAGGCAAACAAACAAACTTCTTCTTGTGGCTCATGCGTAAGAGAATTATACAACACTTTAAACAAATTATACAAAGCTTATGAATCAGAAAGTTAGAGAACAACCTAAAGCTAAACTATTAGAATACCTAACTAAACACGAACAAGAACTAAGTAAAATATTTAAAGACAATAAACAAAATGGAAAACAATCTTCTTAATCAAATATCATTCTTATGCGCTATAACTCCCAATGATGCTGATTTAGGTGCTAAGATCAGAGAAGCATACAGTTCAGCAATGGAACAAATGGAAACACCTGAAAGAACCTGTGATATAGATGATGAAGATTGTATTAGTTGTGGAGCTTGAAACAAATTAAAGTCATATCAAAAGTATTGAATGGTAAACTTATTAGAAATAGAGCCAAAGTAAAACAAGCTATACAAAACTTTGAAGGAAAAGAAATAGAACTAATAGTGAGAAGAAAAACAAACCATAGAAGCAACCAGCAAAACGCTTACTACTTTGGAGTTGTTATTCCTATGACTATACAAGCAATAGAAAATGAATGGGGTGAAGTATGGGATATAGACAAAACACACAGTCTATATAAATCAATGTTTCTGTATGAAGAAAAAGTAAATCCAGAAACAAGTGAAGTAATTAAAGTACCTATTTCATCTACAGAAAACACCACTACTAAACAGGAAGTATTTCATACACAATGTAGAAACTTTTTAAAAGAATGGTTCAATGTAGATGTGCCACTTCCTAATGAAGAAATAGTATTTGAATGACTATAACTAATGAAGATAATATGAAACTAATGGCAAGGTATGAAGATAATTACTTTGACCTTGCTATAGTAGATCCTCCATTTGGTGTTGGTAATTTTGTACAACAAACAGGAAATAAAAGAGGTAAAAAAGTTAATTGGAATCAATATACACCAACTAAACAATATTTTAAAGAACTTAAAAGAGTATCAAAACATAGAATAATATTTGGTGCAAATTATTTTAATTGTTTTGAAAAAAAGGGAGGTGCTATAGTTTGGGTTAAAAATCAACCAATGCCTGACTTTTCAAAATGCGTAATTGCATCAAGTTCTTTTTACAAAAAAATAGAATTATACACGCAAACTTGGACAAACTTTGTAGCTGATGGTAGGCAAGGCATACACCCTTGTGAGATGCCTGTAAAACTTTACGAATGGCTTTTAATAAACTATGCAAAAAAAGGAGATAAGATATTAGATACACATCTTGGAAGTGGAAGTATTGCTATAGCTTGCCACAATTTAGGTTATGATCTAACTGCTTGCGAGCTAGATAAAGAATATTACGAAGAAGCTACTAAGAGATTAAAACAACACACCCAACAATTGAGAATAACAATTTAATTAATTAATGTTTATTAATTATGGATGGTAGAAAAAACAATGGTGGACACAGCACAAAAGGGTTTGCTGGTAGAAAGGCAAAAGCTGATGAGATAGAGTTAATAGAAAAATTAACTCCTTTACATGATTTAGCAATGGATGCACTTAAAAAAGGTTTAGAAAATGGACAGTATCAATATGTGCAATTGTACATGAGCTACTATTATGGTAAACCAAAAGAAACTAAAGATGTTACTGTAAATAGAGATTTGCCATTGTTTATTGATTAATGAAACCTGAAAGAACAACAGCAGTTAATAGACTAAGAGAACTAAAGCAAAGAACTAAGATTGTAAGAGGGGGGTCAAGTGCTGGAAAGACAATAGCAATTTTATGTATTCTAATTGACTATGCTTTAAGACATGAGAACAAAGAAATAAGCATAGTTAGTGAATCTATTCCTCATTTGCGTAGAGGTGCTTTAAAAGATTTCTTAGGCATTATGAAAGGGTTAAGAAGGTACAGGGAAAAAGAATTTAATAGAAGTACTTTAAAATACGAATTTTGGACAGGATCATACATCGAGTTTTTTTCTACTGACCAACCAGATAAACTAAGAGGAGCAAGAAGAACAGACCTCTATATCAATGAGTGTAACAATGTACCATTTAGCAGTTATCAAGAATTAGCAATAAGAACTTCTGAGAGTGTATGGCTAGATTATAACCCAACATCATTATTCTGGGTAGATAAAGAATTAGTAGGACAACCAGATACAGACTTTATCACACTTACCTACAAAGACAATGAATCACTTCCAGAATCAATAGTAAAAGAATTAGAGAAAGCAAGAGTAAAAGCAAAGACATCTAGCTATTGGAAGAACTGGTGTCGTGTGTATTTGGATGGTGAAATTGGCTCACTTGAGGGGGCTTGCATTCCAGACTGGAAAGAGATTGACATGATACCTGAAGAAGCAAGATTATTAGGTCATGGAATGGACTTTGGATATAGTGTAGACAGTACATCTATTGTAGCACTATACAAATACAATGACAGCTACATTTTTGATGAAGTACTATACAAAACAGGAATGTTAAATAGAGATATATCCAGCTATATTAAAAACAATCATATAGAAGGTTACATCTATGCAGATTCAGCAGAACCTAAATCAATAGCAGAAATAAGACTTAGTGGAGTAGACATATTTCCAGTAACTAAAGGAAGAGATTCTATTGTATATGGTATTAATCTAATAAATCAGAATGAAGTATTTGTAACACACAGAAGCAAAAACCTAAAGAAAGAATTAGAGGGCTATATATGGATGAAAGATAAACAAGGCAATAGTTTACAAAAACCAAATCCTATGACAGGAGATCATGCTATTGATGCTGCTAGGTATGCAATGATGATGGTTTTAGAGAATCCAAACAGAGGAACTTACTATTTATATTGAAAACGTGGATATCATTTTAACCTTTTTTACGAATTAATAATATGAAGCTAACATTAAACATCCCAGAAACACTAAGCGAAGTAACCTTAGATCAATACCAAAGATGGTTGAAAGTCGCAGATGGTAAGGAGTTAGACAATTTCTTACAACAGAAAATGATAGAGATATTCTGTGGCATAACACTCAAACAAGTATTGATGATTAAAGCAAAAGATATTGAAGCAATAGTAGCTGATATATCAAAGCTTTTTGAAACTAAGGATAGTAAGTTCATTGACAGATTTAGTTACAACAACCAAGAGTTTGGTTTTATCCCTAAGCTAGATGATATGACTTTTGGGGAATATGTTGATTTAGATAACTACTTAGCAGATTGGCAGCTTATGCACAAAGCAATGGGTGTACTATTTAGACCAATCACTTTTAAGAAGAAGAATCAATACTTGATAGAAGAATATGAAACTGCTGATAAATACAACATGAAGCAAATGACTTTAGATGTAGTGTTTGGAGCTATTGTTTTTTTTTATCATTTAAGGAACGAATTGCAGAAACATATCCTGAGTTATTTAGCGAATCAAACGGAAGTGCCGATCTCTCAAGAACTGCGAACTTCTCTCAGAAATGGAGCTGGTATCAATCTATCTATGGACTTGCACAAGGCAACATACTAATGTTTAATAAAGTAACTAAAGAAAAACTACACAAGTGCTTACAACATTTAGCTTTTGAAAAAGACAAATATGAACTAGAGCAACACATACTAAAAAGTAAAACTAAATGACAAGGCAAGACATACTAACTAAGATTATCAATAATGAAAAATTTAATGATAGTGAATACATGGTATTAGCTGATGGATTTGAAGATGCTTTTATAGGTGTTACAATAAGAAAACCTAAGAGAGTGATTTATGATTACTGGAAGTGTTTGGACTGTATCATAAAAAAAGAGAAGATAGATTTTGATGAAGCCTTAGATTTCTTAGAAGAATTTGTAGAAGAAGATTTAGGAGAAAACACTCCAATATATATAAAGAGAATATGAAAAGTTTTTATAACGTAATAGACAGCATCCAAACTGTAGTAAGTGCAGAGCCATTTAATAACACAGTAACATTTGGAGATATAAGTGAAATAGATTTAAAGAAGCAGAGCATGTTTCCTCTAGCTCATGTAATGGTAAACAACATGAATATAGAACAGCAACATGTATCATTTAATGTTACACTATTTCTTATGGATTTGGTAGATGTAAGTAAAGAACCAGATACTACTTTGTTTCTAGGTAATGACAATACACAAGATGTACTGAACACACAAGCAGCTCTAGCTACTAGAGTTATAAGAGTGTTACAAAAAAGCAATCTGTACAAACAAGACTTTGAGATATTAGGAACTGCAACCTGTGAACCATTTACAGAAAGATTTGATAATGCTTTAGCTGGATGGGCAGTAACCTTTAATGTGAATGCTAAAGATGAAATGACCTACTGCTAATGAGTGAATTTGAAAAAGCATTAAAGAAGTATGCAGATTTTGTAATAAACAAGTCTAAGCAAAACTTGGCTAAGGGTGGTATAAATGGCACACATAATAAATCTGGTGCATTATCTAAAAGCTTAGAGTATAAAATTAAAAATGGTAAAGTTTCTTTTTTAGGGTTAAAATATGGAGAGTATATAGATCAAGGAGTTAAAGGTGCTAAGTCTACATATCCTGAAAGCTCTGCAAGTCCATTTAGATATAGAAACTTAAAACCACCAGCTTCTGTTTTTGATAAGTGGACTATTAAATCAAGCATTGCACCTAGAGATAGTAAGGGTAGATTTATAAAAAGAAAATCACTCAATTACATGATAGCAAATAGCATATTTAAAAAAGGAATTAGAGCAACAATGTTTTTTACAAAACCCTTTGAAGAAGCATTACCATTGTTTGAAGATGAAATGCTAGAAGGGTTTATTAACGATAATTTACAAGCAGAATGAGTACAATAATTAGAACAAGATCACCATTTTTTATAAGAACGCCACAGGTTACAGGTTCAACTAACATAGCTAACCTAAATTACTTTCAAATCAATATAACTGTGTTTGGTGGATTAAGCACATCAACAGAAGTTTGTGATGATTTGTATGCTACCTATTCACTACAAAAAAAGCCATTAGGAAGTGAAGTTTCTGTTACTGTAGATATTAGTGAAATTGTAAACGATCAAATAGGACAAATATTTACAGGAACTTATTCTGCTTCATCTGCAAAAGCTTCTGTTTGGGTAACAGTACAAACATCAGCAAGGCAATCAGATGGCACTATAATTGGTTCAGCAACATCAAACACTTACTTAGCACAAGAAGGTTTTAATAAATTTAAAGAGGGGGTTAACTACACAACAGAACCTATTGCAATGATAACAGGTACACACTTTGAATATCACAAAGGAAGTACACTAACAATACCTGTAAATGTTGAGAGAGTCAATCAAGTTGAATATATAGGAGCTAATGGTATTACAGTAGGAACAGATACTTTTTCAGATAATGGTAATCAAAATCAAAAAATACAATATTCACAGTTTACTAATACAACTGTTAAAGATGTTGCAAGAGTGAAAGTTACTTATGATACATCAAGCTTTATTACAATCAATACAACAGAAATAGTAGAATGCAAATACCCAGTAAATAAAATAACATTTCTAAATAGATGGGGTGCAATGCAAGATTTATTCTTCTTTAAAAAATCTGTAGATAGTTTAGAAAACAGAAGTGAAAATTATAACAGAAGTATTTTTGAAGCAAGAGCAGTTCAGCTTGATCCACCAGAAGAAGAAGGTCAAGCATGTCAAGAGTCTTTAACATTTAATACTTATTCAACTACAGCACACGCCAAGAAAACATTCAATGCAAATGCAACAGAATCTGTACTCTTAAATAGTGGTTTTGTTAATGAATTAATAAATCCATTTTTTGAGGAGTTAATGGTAAGTGAGTACATCTGGCTAACTGATTCAAGTGCTAACATATATCCAGTTAATTTAAAAGAAAGCTCATTTACCAAAAAGACAGGTTTAAATGATAGGTTAATAAACTACACAATGAGCTTTGAAAAATCATTTGATTTAGTAAACAATATCAGATAATGCAGAAGCTAATTCTATACATACAACCACAATTAACAAACACTAATGCAACTCAAGATTTTGTTAGAGTTGATTTGATGGAAGAAGAACTTATTTCATTAACTCAAGTTATTCAAGATGTAAGTGATATTGATAAACTGTTTACTGATTACTCAAGGACTTTTAATTTACCAGCAAGTAAAACAAACAACAAAATTTTCAAACATTGGTATAATCCAGATATACAAGGGTTTGATGCAAATATATTTTGTGAAGCAAGAACAGAATTAAACCATCTGCATTTTAGATTTGGTAAAATTCATCTTAATGAGGTTGTGTTAAAACACAATGAGCCATCAATGTATAAGGTTACATTCTTTGGTAATACAGTAACATTTAAAAATAAGATTAATGAAGATCAGCTTAGTGATTTAGTTTGGTTAAATAATTTTAATCACAATGCAGATGCTGCTTATGTAAAAGATGCTTTAGAGAATGGAAAAGATATTACTGTAGATAGTGTAAGTTATTCTAATGCAATTATATATCCATTAATAGCACACTCACAAAGCTATGTTTATGATGATACTAATAATGATTCTAATGGTTTAAATATTAGCTACACTAATAACCAAAATAGAACACAAAGAGGAGTATTACCAGAAGATTTAAAACCAGCTATTCCAGTAAAGAACATTATTAAAGCAATAGAACAGCAGTACAGCATAACTTTTAAAACAAGTGAATTTTTAGATTCTGCTGCTATGACTAATTTATACTTTTGGTTACATAGAGCAAAAGGCAGAATTACAGGAGATTTAGTTGTAAGTTTAGATGATAGTAGTTTTAGTTGCACATCAGCAACAGCAAATTGCGCTCATTTTGATGGTGTATCATATCCTGAAGTAGATTTTAGTAATGGTACATATGCTTTTACTCAACCTATTGCAATAGGAGTACAATATCATCAAGGTTATTTCTTTAAGGTTAGTGTTACACCTTCATCAAGCTCAATTCCTTATTCAATAGAAATTGTAGATAGTTTAACAGATACTATTGTAGCTTCAAAAAACAATGTAACTGGTGCTGATAATCATTCAATTGGTTATGGTGATTCATATTTAAATGCCTTAGATATAAATGAATCTAAAAGGTTATTTGCAAGAGTAAGAAGTGTTGATCCAATTACATTTTCTGCAACTATACAAATTAGGCACAATTATAAAGACAATGGTAATTCATCTACAGGAGCTGGTTCTGGTGTATTTGAAAGAGATTATACAGCTAATTATTCAAGTGCATCTTCAAGCATTGTAACAAGTGCAACCATAATAATTACAGAACAAATACCAGAAATAAAAATTAAAGATTTTTTAAATGGTTTGTTTAGAGCATTTAACTTAACTGCTTATGTAGGTTTTAATGATGAAATAATAGTTAGAACTTTAGATAATTATTATGCTGGTGGTGATACTTTTGATATTACAGAATATGTTAAAACTGATGAACATACTGTAAGTGAAGCACTACCATTTTCAAATGTAGATTTAGAATATAGTGAACCTAAAAGCATACTTGCTCAAACTTTTCGAAGTATGAACAATAGAAGATATGGAGAACTAAACTATATAGGAGATGCAAGTAAAAAGAATGAATATAAAATTACTTTACCATTTGAACACATGTTGTTTGAAAGATTACAAGATAAAACAAGTGGTGCATTATCTACTGTTCAAGTTGGTAGTTTTTTAGATGATAATTTAGAAGCAAGTATAGGGCAACCACTTTTATTTTATGGTATCTATCAACAAAATCAAGACAATATAAATTTTTTAGAAAGTACAAGACCAGAAACTTATGCTGCTTTATGTCCAACAGGAACAAATCACTCTTTAAATGATTACTGGATTCCAAGTGTATGTAATGAATTAGGCACATCTTCAACACCACCAACTTACAATTTAAACTTTGGATCTGAAATAAATACTTATACACTTACAGATTATGGTGGTAATAATAACAGTTTATTTCAAACCTATTACACTAATTACATCACAAGAGTATTTAATAAGAAAACAAGGATATTTAAGTTTTCTGCAATACTGCCACTAAAGGTTTTATTAAATCTAACATTGGATGATTTGATTGTAGTTGGAACAAGAGCTTATACAATAAATAAAATGTCTACTAAGCTACAATCAGGAGAAACAAATTTTGAACTACTAAACGAACCATCATAATGAAAACAATATTAGAAGCATTAGAGTTTTGTAAAGAGAATAAACTATATGATGAGCATATTAAAATAGCATTAGGACTAAATAAAGTACCAATGACATTTAAAGAAGCATTTAACCAATTAAGAATGAAGAAATGATTACTAAGATATTTGAAATAATAACTAAAACTGGTAAAGCAGAAAAAGATTTAGAGAAATTAACAAGTGAAGTTGACAATCTTAATACTGGATTAGAAACAACTAATAAAGAAGTAAGTGGTTTAAAAACATCTGGCAAAGCATTAGATGGCTTAAAAAAAGGAGCTAAAGGAGTTGCTGGTGGTTTTAGAATGATGGGAACAGCTTTAAAAGCTGCTGGTATTGGATTAATTCTTACAGCATTTGCTGCATTAAAAGAACTATTTGAACAAAATCAAAAAGTAGTAGATGCTTTTAACACAGCATTTGAAGCATTGTCTTTAGCTTTTTCAGATTTCTTTAATTATATATCTGATAATGTAGAAACTGTTTCAGGGTTTTTTAAAAAAATATTTGATGATCCATTAGAATCTTTAAAAACTTTAGGAACGGCTATAAAAAACAACTTAATTGAAAGAGTAAAATCTGCAATTGATGCGTTTGGTTTTTTAGCTACAGCAATGAAAAAACTATTTGCAAGAGATTTTGATGGAGCTTTAAAAGCTGTAAAACAAGCTGGAAAAGAATTAGTTGATGTTACCACTGGAGTTGATAATTCAGTTGATAAAATAACTAAAACTGTTGAAGAAGGTGTTAAATCATTAACAGAATATACTAATTCAACAATAGATGCAGCAAAAGCAAACGTAGAACTAAAAAAACAAGCTGATTTAGCAGCAGTAGCAAATCAAGGTTTAATTGAAAAATATGATAGACAAGCAGAGCAACAAAGACAAATAAGAGATGATGAAAGAAAGAGTGTTGCAGATAGAAAGAAAGCTAATGAAGAATTAGCTGTAATTCTTGAAAAACAAGAAACCGCAATGAAAGCCAATGCTAAAACTCAACTTAAATTAGCAGAAGCAAATCTTAAAAAAGATGAAGAAAATGTAGAAGCATTAGTAGCAAAAAGAGAAGCATTAAATGAACTTGCTGCAATAGAAGCAACTATTGAGGGGTTTAGAAGTGAACAAAAAGTAAATGCAGCAGCACTACAAAAAGAAGAACAAGAGCTTATCAATTCAAGGTTAGAATCTGAAAACAATTTAGCTATTGAAAGAAAAAGAATCAATGCAGAGCAGATTCAAGATGATATAGAAAGACTTGAAAAGCTAAAAGAAATAGATGCTCAAGAAAGAGATATAGAGTTAAAAAGGCTTCAATCTATTATTGATACTGCTAATGCTGGCACACAAGCTAAAATTGATGCAGAGATAGCTTTTAATGAAGCCAAATTAGAATTTGATAGGCAAGCACTAGAAAGAGCTAAAGAATTAGCAGATGCGCAAGTTGCTGCTAATAAAGAAAAAAATGATAAAAAAGATGCAGATGATGAAGCGCAAAAAGCAAAAGATATAGCAAGAGAACAAAGAAAACAAGATGACATACAAAGTATTCAAGCAAATACATTAAGTGCTATTTCTAATTTAATAACTGCATTTGAAAATCAAAATGAAGAAAATGCAAAAAAAGCTTTTAATCTACAAAAAGCTCTTGGTATTGTAGAAACTTTAATTAATACTTCAGTAGCAATTATGAAAGTTGCTAAAGAAACTACTGATTTTACCCCAGTACAAGCTTTAAGAACAGGAAATATGATAGCAATGGGTATAGCTGGAGCTGCTCAAGTTGCTGCAATTGCATCACAAAAATTTACACCTTCTGGAGCTTCTGGTGGTAATGTACCAACTCCAAATGTTTCAGGTGGTGGAGCATCAGCAACACAAGCACCAAGCTTCAATGTGGTTGGGCAAAGCCAAGCAAATCAAGTATCTATGGCTTTAGCTAATCAACCACCAGCACAAGCATTTGTAGTAGCTGGAGATGTTACTACCGCACAACAACTACAAAACAATACAATACAACAAGCAACTTTTTAAA